CCTGTTCCTGTTCCTGTTCCTGTTCCTGTTCCTGTTCCTGTGGCTGTTCCTGTATCTGTTCCTGTGCCTGTGCCTGTGCCTGTGCCTGTGCCTGTTCCTCTACCTGTTTCTATTACTGGAGTTCGTATATCAGCTAATGTTGTACCTAAAACGTTACCAGTTAAATTATTAGTAAGAGGCAAACCACCAGCAGTGCTAATTTGATTAGTTTCAAGTCCAGTATTAAGACCGCTTAATGTTGTGCCAAGGGTTGAGCCAGTTAAAGGATTTACACCCAAAACACTGCCACCAGTATTTACACCAGTAGCACCAAGAGTGCCGCCACCAGATGCGTTAGCAGTAATACCTTGACCGCCATTCATTGTTTCCAAGTTTGCGGAAGTGGCGTCTAAAATTCCTTGACCACCACCCATGTCTGACAGATTTGTGCCAGTAGTAGGTGTTAAACCTTGACCACCGTTCATTTCAGTTAAATTGGCATTTGTCAGGTTTGTTGTGTAAGGCTGACCTGTCAAACTGTAATCCACACCGCCTGTTGATGGAGCAACAGTAGTGTTGTCAAGCATTGATGTGCCTGAAAACGGTGTTTGATCTGGAACGGGATATGTAATTGCGCCAGTGCCAGCGGGATTCCAACCACCGCCAATGTCAATGTTGTCCGATACGCCTGGGTTAATGTAATTACCCACACCTCCAGAAGCATTTACATAACCCCCAAGACCACCCAAAGCAGCGCCTTGCAAAACGTTACCACCAGTAGCCGCAGAAGTTAAGCCGCCAAGAGCAGCGCCACCAACAGCAGAAGCCGCTGCGCCAGTTGCGCCTAATGAAGTGCCAATTGTGCTTGCCAATTCTGGAAATGCTATTCCTAAAGCAAGACCGCCCAATCCTTTACCAATGTTGCCTATAGCGCCCAAGAAACCAGTTTCTGTCTGTGGTTGATAGACGCTAGTGCCTATGGAGTTGCCTTTAGAATCAAGCTGAGTGATTACACTGTTTTGAGTATTTGACGTTGGGGCAGTAGCAGCACGAATTAAATTTCCTTGCTCATCTGTTGTGGCGTAAATTTTTTGCCCGTTAAGGGTTGTTAAACCATAATAAGTGCCATCGCCTTGATCGCCAAGTTTGGAATTGTCAATAATTAAATTACCATTGGCGGCAGTTTTAGGAGGTGTGTAACCATTGCTTTTCAACCACTCTATATCGTTAGTGGGAACACCAGTAGATTTTAATAAATTTTCCGTTACATTATTTTGATTAAAAAAATCAATTTTCTGTTGCGGAGTAAAATCTGCCCAATTAGATGGAAGTGAAATCGCCATTTTTTTGCCTTAAAGGTTGTAATAAGGAACTTTGTACGGCTTTCCATTTACCGTCACATTGATAAAGCCCACTGGATTTGCTGGCAAAGTTCCTGACCCTGCGGTGGCCGTTGCGCTACTGCTGAAGTTTAACAAATTTAAAAAGAATTGCTGCCATGCGCGAGTAGGTCTTTTTGTTTGCCCATCCAAAAATTCAGACTGCGGATAAGGGTTGATCTGCTGAGAGGTTGAAAGTCCAGTAGCCATTAGTTTTCACCTCCGCTAGACTTCAAATTAGCCGAAACAATCACCGCATTGACAGGATCAGTTACAGCTACTTCAAAAATACGATCCCGAGCAGTTCCCAAACGCCTCCAAATAGCACGATTGCGATATTTGCCAAGTTGTCCAATGCTTACCCAATACTCGCGCGACCATGTAGAACCACCGTCATTTGACCAGCGCAACATGGCTTGAGGGTTTGTCGTAGTAGCTGGAATTGCACTTGCAGACGCTGTACCCAATACATAAATGCCATCTACGGGAATAGTCAAAGTACCTGAACTTGTAATTGTGTAGGTATTACCAAGATAAACAGTGTTTCCAGTGGTTGTGGTGATTGCTGCGTATGAAAAGCCAGTAGTCCCCACGCCAGGCTGAAACTGAATCTGCAACTCATCAAAATACTGCCGCTGCATATCAGTAATCAAGTGAGGCGCTCTGCGAACCCTGCGGATTGTTTGCCCGTCATCTGTATAGTTTTGACGGTCAAGCATATAAATCTTACCGTTGGAATAATCTCCAACCAAAACCATACCCTGAAACAAAGCATTGCAATTACCGCGATGACGCTGGTAAGCCCCATCATCACCAAGATATAGCCACTTGTGCCACATCTGGGTAGTTGAATCATAAGCCCATGTCAAATTCAAAGTTGGAAAACTTATGACATAGATTTCATGACCTTCAAGTTGATAAGTCCATGCAATAGCGTCTGCAACGTATTGATTGGTTAAAGTGTTCTCAACAGCATGAGTAGAAATCCTTTGAGGAATATAACCATTCATTTGCATGATCTGTGCTTGACCACGGCTGTTGCGAGAAAGGTAAGCAAACGAATTGCCAAGACGGGACAAAGAAAACTGTGCGCCAATGCCGTGTTGAGTTGATGTGCCAGGGATTCTTTGGAACGGAAATGGCACAGCGCCCACATCCGTCCAGACTTCAGAAGAAGCCTCACCCATCAAGTAAATCTCTCGATGGTCAACAATCAAAGCCACCAATTTATCGGGAGCAGCATCTTTTAAAGCGTAGCTGGTTGAGCTAGACAATGGGCTAAGAAGGTCTGAAGCGCCCCATTCTTGAGTGCCAGGGTCGTTGTAAACAAAATAATTGTCCACAATGTCAATCGTATTTCCACCGCTAAACGCCCCATCCGATGAAGGCAAAACAGAAAAAGAAAGCGCATACATTGTCCGAGAGGCAATAGTTTGGGTTGTACTAATTGTGTACGTTCCCGTCCCGCCTGTGCCTGTGCCAAGAGCAGTAATGATTGTGTTGGCGGCAATACCCGAACCTTGAATGGTTTGTCCAACGTACAAAGTGCCACTAGAAACCGCTGTAACAGTTAATACGGTAGTTGTTATTGACGCAGTGAAAACAGCGCCAGCAGCAGCCGTATTGAGGCTTTCTGCGGCTACTGTTTGCGATAGATTGATGGTATATGTACCAACTCCACCAGTGCCAGTTCCCAAAGCAGTAATCACGGTTTCGGAGGTCACACCAATGCCAAACAAAGCCTGCCCTGCGGTAATAACACCGCTAGAAAGTTGTGTAACAGTAAGAGTTGTTCCGCTAATTGAACCCGTAAAGATAGCAGTAGAAGGGTTACCAATTCGCCATGTGTAGCGATAAGCCCCGTCAACAATATTGACGTTGATGCCGTTATCGGAAATGCCAACCCGTCCAGAATTTGAGTTTAGCAAGCCAACAACGGAAGGCGTTAAGTTAGAACTAAGCACATAGACGTAAGGCCCACAGACCACAATCATTTGTGTTCCACCGGACAATGTACGCATTCCGCGCACTTCTTGCTGATTGGGTAGAACGACCTTAGTGGTTAAGCCTGGAGTCGGATACAGCGCCACCACACCCCGATTGCCTGGTTGCTTGAGTGGATCAACTTCAGGAAAAAAGTTAATGCATTCTTGCGCTTCAACGTAGATAGAAGGAGCTTCATAACTTGGCCCCACAAAGCCAAAATCAGGCATATTTAGCACCTTTTTTTAAATTTTCTTCAGCCCACAAAGGTTGTTGATTTGTGTAATGAAATGCTTTTTTTTGTTCTTCTTCAAGAGACAAATCAAAAGAACACAATGGAATGATATGGTCTATATGCCAATCACCCATGTTGTCCCAAGTCATGCTGTCTTTAAATTTAGATTGAATGTAAATTTTAAATTCTTCAAAAGAACAACCAAGCAAAACTTCAGACTTTGATGTTTTTATTTTTCCTTTTAAAGCAAGTCTTGCCCTGTTTCGCTGAATTAATTTCAAACGAAAAATTGGATCATTTTTGTATCTAGTGCTAGTGTATTGCTGGTTATAAACACGAATCTTATCTTTGTTTTTTTCTTTCCATGCAGCAACTTCTTGGGCTACTTTTTCTTTGTTTTTTAACTTTCTTTCAGCAGATTGTTTAGCAATTTTTTCTTTGTTTTTAGCAGCGTATTCTTTGTTATAAGCAGACAACTTTTCAGCATTTTGGGCGCGCCAATGCTTCATGTACTCTTGCTGACTTTCAAATACTTTTGCTTTTGGCATTTGTAGTACTTATTAACGCAAGAAACCACCGCTCAAAATCCAACCAGCATCTTTTGCGCGACCAACCAGCAAAGCATCCGCATACTGAGCGACCTGTTGCGGCCCCATGTTTGTGCGCTTTAAAGTGGCTTTGGCTTGAGCAGCAAACTTCATAATCATGCTAATTTGAGTTTGCGAGGCTTTGCCGTACATTGGCATCAGGCGTTCAGCTAAACACCATCTGAGGGCCATTGAATAACCTTGCGGAAGGACAACTGGGGCAGTTATAGTTTCATATCGGCTAAACACTGTATCGGCAAACAAGTGCATTTCACCCTGAGAAGGGTTAGGCCAAACAAACAAGTTGCCGGAGTCTTCCCCAGGGTTAAAGTACAGCGCCTTGGGCCAAGGGCCGTTTAGCGTCTTTAGGCCAATCAATTCGTACTCTTGGAGCGACAAAACGGAAACTGGATAGTCAAGACCACCGTTTAAGATTGGTTGCCCATTAGAAGTTGTGTTAATCCGAACAAAAGCTGAGTTGATGCTTAAAGGCTTTTGGTAGTAAGCAGTGATCGTTGTTGAGGAAACAGACTGATAATTGTTCAGTTGGTAAGTTCCCTGTTCGTTTATGTTACCACCCGCACCCGTCAAAAATTGGGTAATTTTTGTTCCAGAAGCAATACCTGTTCCACTTAGGGTTTGCCCTTGAGCCACTGCGCCAGAGTTAATTCCGGTCACCGTAAGGATGTTTCCAGAAATTGATCCGGTAAAGGACGCACCGATAAAGTTGGCTGTTGAAGGATTAGGGCCAATTGTGTACTGAGTTTGCCCTTGAACGATTGGGAAAATGATTTCAGTAAAGTTGAAAACAATTTGATCTTCATTAGACCACTGATCGAGCAAATCGTTCAGCATATCCAGCGCATCTGTAGCGGCATCTGGAGTCGGTGTTTCCCCTGCTTCCAAAGCGCCAATGTCTTTGAGTGCGCGTGAAATGATGTCGATTGCGGTGGTCATTCTGAATCCTCAAATCGTAAAAGTGCCAACAATCCAAGGCAACCCTGTACGCTGTTTAGCTCTAAGCGCATTTAGTTGTTTTTCTAGGTTAGATTCTATGCTAGAAACGCCATCTACAGTAGCAGCATCATTGATCCATTGGACGATCAATTCTTTGGTTACTTGGTTGTAAGGAGTCACCATTGCTGGCGAATCAAACACCCAATGACCTTCAGATTCAATTTGATCTGAACCATCAATTAATGTGACCAAATAACTAGCAGACGTAATCAAACCATCAATGTTTGTTGCGTCAGTAATGTTCCAAATGTAGTTCATGGTGCAACAGGCCAGTCAATTGTCCAAGGAAAACCAGTTTGTGCAGTGACATCCCGCAGCGCTTGGCGGTAGGTAGCCCATGCGTCTTTATTGACGGGTGCGTCTGCCACTTGAGTCCAGTCGGATTCAGTCAGCTTAGTGTTGCGTGAATCACGAACAGACTTGGCTTGCTCTGCATCTTTGGCGGCTTTGTAATTAGCTTCATTTTCAGCGGCAGTGGTCACATGACCTTCAGCGTCTTCAGTGTCAAAGAATGA